CGTAAATGGCTACACCGTCGGCATGAGCGCCCTCACGTCCGCCGGTATGGCCACGCTGCGCATCTCCGCCGGTATGGCCACGCTGCGCATCTCCGCCGCTATCGCGATGATGTACGCGTGGTAGTAGACCTGGTTGAGCACCTGGGAGACTGAGTCGCCTGCACTGCATGCCGCCGTGATCGCCGCCAACCAGGCGTGGAACACACCCGCTGACTCTGTCGCGTTGGCGCTCTCCGCTACGCTGCCAAACATGGTTGAGGCCTGGCTGGTGTTGTCTGCGACGGGTGCCGCCTCCAGCAGACCGGCGCGGGAGTCCCCAGCGGCAATGGCGAGGGCTGCATCTGCCGCCGCTGTCGCCTCAGCAATCAACGTCTGAACTGACCGCACAGCGGAGGCCAGATCGGCCGCGCCCGCGACCTCAGCCTGACTGGCCGTTACCGCTGCAGAGCTGGTCACCGGGTCAGAAGCGGGCGATACCTCGGCAACCGACCCGCTCAAAGCAGCCGTGTTGCTGGCTGTATCCGCCGCTGTGATCGCCTCGCTGAGGGCCCCAGCGTAATTGCCAGCCGATGCTGCGCTCGTCGTGTCGGCGGCGTTGGCGGTCTCGGCCTGCGCCGCCAGGAACAATGCCGTGGCTGTGGGCGCATCGCCGGTGTTGGCTGCTTCGACGAGGTTTGCCGACAGCGCTGTCTGTGATGCAAGCGCGTCTGCAGTCGGTACTGCTTCGGCGAGGTTTACTGACAGCGCTGCCTGCGATGTAAGCGCATCTGTAGCGCTGGTTGCTTCGGCCAATGCAGAGGTGTAGTTACCGGCTGCCGCCGCGATCGGCGTGTCGGTGGCGCTGGCAACTTCAGCGAGGTTTGCCGACAGTGCTGCCTGCGCAGATGCGGTCTCGGCGCAAACAGCACCATCCGTGGCTGTCGCGGTGTAATTTCCGGCCGCTGCCGCGCCTGCCGTGTCCGCCGCAGATGCCGCCTCTGCTGCACCAACCGTTGCGGCCATGGAGGTACCGACCGTGTCTGCGGCTGCAGCGGCCTCACCGGCACTGGGCGCGTAGGCGCTGACTGCACTGGGTGTATCTGCCGCGGTCACAGCCTCTGCCTCGGCGACTGCAAACCCGACCACGCAGCCGCAGCTGTCAACGCTGCTTGCCGCTTCAGTGATGTTTACGATGTAGGCTGCGGCTGCCGAAACCGCGTCTGCTGCACTTGTTACTTCCGTGGCGGCCGTTGTCGCCGAGAATGCTTGGCTGGCTGCATCTGCTGCGCTCGCTGATTCAGTGATAGCGGGGGTGTAGGCCCCCCCTCCAGAAACCGTCTCGTTAACATACGGACCGCCCGGAATTTGCAGCTGAGTAGCCGCCGTCTCATTAACATACGGACCGCCCGGAATTTGCAACTGAGCCATTTATGCTACCGTTATTTTGGGGCAGACGTAGCAGGTCTTGCTGATTCTTGCCAGCACTACTTTCGCATGGATAAATCCCTTCTCCTGCGGCGTGAACGTCACGCTCAAATTTTGTTTAACCGGTGTAGTCAGCCCGGTAGTTGCCCAGGTTTCAGTACTATCAGTCTGGTCTGCTGCGGCCACCAGAATATCGGCCTTGCAGTCCTTGATGAGCGTTGACAGTGGATATCCACTGGTGCCCAGGTACTGAACCTCCAGCCACACCTCGGCATCGGTAAACCGGCCTGCTGTTCCGCTGCCTTGGCTGTCGTGCACAATTTCAATGGTTGCGGTGACGGCGCTGGCTACTACGTCGTTCCACCGCACAATTTCCGGCGACTCAATACCTATCAGAGGATAGTGCGCATCAGAGGTGGCTGCCATTTTCCACGCCAGCCCGGTGACTCCGTCGCTGGCACCGCCGGTTCGCACGATCGTTGTTTCACTCACAATGCTGCCGGCGTGGTCAACGATCCACAGCCGATAATTTGTGTCTGCGTTGTCGCAGTTGTACATCTCGCAGCGCACGTTGAAGGCGGTCGGTGTATCTACCAATGCGCCGGTCCAGCTTGCTGGCAGTCGGCTATTGCGAATGACAGCCTTACCAACCCCCGCTGCTCCGGTCAAGAAGATGCTGGTGGTAGCCCCCATGCTCGATAGGTCCAGCCCGTCCAGGACAATATCTGTTTGGTCCGAACCAATGGCAACAAGAGTCGCTGTTGTTGTTCCTGCAATCACACCTCCGCCAACCCATCGAAATTTGCACTTTGCTGGCCGGACGGACTGCGAGGCACCGGACAACTTAACCCAACAGTTTTCGAGATCGACGCGGGCCTCAAACCCACTTCCGCTAGCGCCAAAGTTGATCCCATTGGAGGCTCCTGTAGACGACATCCAGAACTGACTATCCGTATACTTCTGGTAGTTTCCATCAACTGAAGCGAAGCTCATGCCTATCGTGTTAGATGCGCCCACACCGGCCTTGAATATGACACCACAGATATAAACTACCCCTGTTACCGTTATACCGTAGGCCCCCGCTCCGGTGGCAATCACTGCCCCCGCCGATGTCGCTGTCGGCGGCTCTGCGGCATCGTTGACTGACGCCACAATAGTGGGTGATGCCAACGTCCCCGCTAGCGCAAGGGTGATGGCGGCGTTTGTACTCTCGCTGTGTACGCTGCTTAGGTAGATACCGTCGCCGGGTGCATCAATTGCCGCTGCGCCCGTGGCTGTGGCTTTTGCCAGCGCCCAGGTGCTGCCGGCGTCGGTATCAACGCCGTCGGTACTGCGAACATAAATGTTCGCCATTATCGTGCCGTCTCACCTGCACCGCGCATGTCTGCAATAACTCGGTAGGAACGCAATACGCGAATCTCTACCGAGCACTTGGCTTGTATTTCAGCGAGAAGTGTCATTCAAATACTCCGTAGACGTAGCCTAAGAAGAAGCCGATCTCGAACATGCCAATGACATACGGCACACCAAAGATCAGCATCAGTGTCATCACATGCTCAGCGCGTAGGTCACCGTCACGGTGTTCGTGCTCACCACCGCCTGATCGCCGCCGGTGAACAACCCGGCGCTCAGCAACACGCCAGCAGTACTGTCGAGCGTTGAGACTGCGCCCGTGCCGAAGCACAGGAACACGCCCTTGACGGTGCCGGTGCCGGTCATGGTGTAAACGGGGGCGGTGCTGGGGGATTTGCTTCCTGCTGATGCAGCAGACCATGCAACTGTCTTGCGCGGGCCGGTGTAGGTCGGGGCGTTGGTGCCCCCAGCTTCGGTCCAGGTCGCGTGCGATGCCATGGTGTCAGCAGCAACAGGGACGCCGGTATAAGACACCGCGCCAATTAGACCCATATAGGGGCCGACTACGGTGTAGCCGGAGCCCGCTAGGATGGTGTCGAGCGCCAGGTTCTTGCCTACGGTAACGACAACATTCGGCGCGTAGCTGTCCCACTTCACTTCGGTCATGTTCGCCATGAATTGCTCGAAGTCAGCCAGGTCCACCAGGAACTTGTCCAGCGTGCCGCGCACCGCAATCTGGGTGCCGCGCAGCAGCTGGTCGCGCTTCTCGCGCATCGCTACCAGTCTCGGGAAGTGGTGCAGGTAGTCCTTGGCGAACTGCTCTTTGTAGCCACGGCAGACGCCGTGGTAAATACCCTCGGCGTGGGCGCCTTCGGATACGGCATGGGCTGCGCCGACAGACACGGCAGACATGGCGTGTGCGCTTGCGTGTTCAGTTGTTGGGTTCATGCTGTGGCTCCTGGAGTTTCTTCAATCTCGGATTCGAGGAACCACTTGGAATGCACCACGCCATCAGCATCCGTGCTCTCCACTAGGTATTCCATCTGGTCGTGGGAATCGTTGAACTGCCGCTGCGCGACAGCGCCCTCAATCGGTTTGGTGACTTGGCGCACTGGGGCGCCGGTTTTGATTGGCATGGTTGCTCCTTTTAACGGTCGATAATCTTGAGGGAGATGGAGCGGTCGTCGGTACGGCCGCCAACGGTGGTAATGCGGCAGGTCAGCGTCTCGGTGTCGCCCAGGACACCTCCCGAGACGAAAGCGGTTGCCGTGGATGCGGTGTTCGTCGATGAGGCCACGGTGATGCCGGCGCTCGTGATCCAGACCACAGTAAGGATGGCGTCCGTCAGCGGGGTCAGGTACGCGCCCCAGTCGAACGTGTAGTCGAGGATGGCGTTGGGGTCTTTTTTGAATGCCATCAGATGCCTCCGTAGGTGACGGTGCTGACAGGACGGCGCAAACGGGCCTGTTCAGCCTTGGCCTTGGCGCAATAGGCGTCCCATTTGCCCTTGAACCTGTCAGAGGCGCCTTTGTCAAATGTCTCGGTGTCCTGCACGTCGTAGGCCTTGTACTTGACCCACAGCAGCAGCGGCAGCACGTGCTGGCCGTCGATCTCGAAGTCGTCTCCGGCGGCCACATCCGCTGGGAGCCTGAACGTCCTAAGTTCGACCGTAGAGGCCACATTCGGGATAGGCCACGCGCGCACATAGCCCTTCTCCATGCCGGTGATCAGGGCGCGGATGGGCCCCGCCACGGCGCCGAACTTCATGTTGTTGTTGCGCATCTTCTCGATGGCGACCAGCGGTATGTCGTCACCAGTGGCCGGGTCGATGGCGCTGCGCATCTTGAGAATCTGGGGGTCGAGTTTGTACCACTCGTTGGTTGGGGTGATCACCAGCTTGAAGCTGCGGGCGTCTTCGATGCCGTCGGTATCGCGGCAGAACTGCTTGTGGGCGTCGTCGATGTACGCGTAGATGAGGGCGTCTGCCCACAGGTACGGGGCGGCCAGGTCAAAGACCTCCTGCCGAAAGACGTCGAGCAGGTCTGTCGTGTTCATTTAGGCGGCAACCTTTTCGAGCTGGAACTTCTGCCACGCGGCGTCGCGTTCCTTGGCGTTGATGACGGCCCAGCCGAGTTCCTTGGACAGGACGGCGGCATGTGGGGTGCCAACACCGGTGAAGTCTTCGCGCCGGCCGCGCAGGACCAACTTCTCGAACACGGCGTACAGGGCGGCCTCGCGCTCGACTGGGGAGGTCGGCTCTTTGGGTTCGTTACCCTCGACCTCGTCGGGCATCGGGTCGACGGGCATGATGCCGACGGCCAGCAGCTCGTCGTGCATCTGGGGTGGGCACAGAACAGGTTCGCCTTTCTTGAACTCGACGGAGCGGCCACAGAGGGACGAGACGGTGATGTTGCGGTGGGAAACGTATTTCATGGTGCGGAGCGGGTTAGGTTGAAAGGGCCGAGACCGAGGCGGGCCTTGTGAGCCCGCCCCACGTACTCAGCACTTAGGTGATCTGGACTTCGCTTGCGCGGCCGTCGATCGTGTACATGAGCCGCGCGCGGAACTTGCCGGCCGTGGCGTTGGCCACGGTGTAGGCCATGGTCAGCCGCACGTTCTGGCCGGCATTCTCTGCCAACGGAGTCGTCAGAGTCAGCGCGGTTCGGGTGCCAGCGGCAGCGGTCAAGTCCACTGCACTGGCCAGTGCCGTGGTGGCGCCGGCAATGCCCAGCGACAATGTGGCTGCCGTCGCGCCGACGAAGGCGGTGTCGACGATCACCTCGCCGCCGACAATCACGGCGCCAGGGGGCAACGGGATGCAGTCGAAAACGACGGTGTTGGCCACGGGGCCGGTCAGACCAGGTTCACTCGGGGTTACCGAGTTCGCCACGGTAGCACCGAAGGTGGCTTTGACACCAGAGACAGAGTCGGCCACATACTCGTTAAAGCTGGCGGCGAACTCGGCGATCAGGGGGTACTGGGCGGTACGGGAAGCAAGACGTTTCATGCTGGTTTCTCCTTAAGTAGCCACGTAGCAGCTGATGACGCCGAAGTCTTCGACGGCGTTGCTCTCGTAGATGTTGCCGAATTTGGGCTTGAGGAAGCCCAGAATCTTGCCGACCGAGATACCTTGCGAGTTGTCGTAGTCGAAGCCTTTTTCGTTCCACTCCGGGGCCTTGATGTCGGCCATGCCGAGCGCCTGGGCACCGCAGAACAACACCTGGCAACCGGACAGGTTCAAACCTGCGCCATACATGTTGGTACCGCTGGCGGCGCCGGACGTGTTGGGCACATGACGGAACTCATGCAGGTAGATGCCGTCGATCTTGACGGTGCTGCCGGTGAACAAGTTGTCGTTGGTATCCTTGCTCTGGCTGTAGCGCAAGTTGGCCATGTAGGTCGCGTCGAGCTTCAACTTGGCCATCGCCTGGGGCGTCAGGAATGCGTGGTAGGTCTCTTCGCCGCCACCGTTTGTCACGCCACGGATGTAGCGGTCTTTGGCATAGGCCTTGAGCTGAACGAACATTTCCCAGGCCGGGAAGTCCGAAGTAGCAGCAGCGCCGGTATTCACGATGGAGCCTGAGGTGTTGGAGCCGGTCACCGAGGTCTTCAGGACCTTGTTGACGTTGTCCCAGCGCGTCATGCGGCGAGTCGACGGAGCGGTCACATCGGCGGCGAATTCCAGGTACTGGAGGTCGGAGCCAACGCGGGATGCGCCACTGGGCTTGTACTGGAAGCCGATGCCAGCCAGCGTCTGGAACGCCATCTGGTCGATACGGTCTGCCAGCCAGTAGCTCAGCACGTTCTTGGAGTTGTCGCGGAAGCTGACCACCGACTTTTGGTCGGCCATCTTGCCTTCGTGGCGGTTGGCGTGGCGCAGTTGGTCGATGCGGATGACCTGATCAAAGGC